TTAGCCGAGGAGATATAGCTATTGGTCATCAGGGTGGTTCGACGTGGCTCAATGACGCGGAATTTAACAAAATCCACAAGAAAAAAATGTCCCTCGCGAAGTGTATAGAAACAGTAAAAGCCGTAAACGAGAGACGGATCAAAGAAGGTGAGCCTGAGGATACTGTATACGCCGTCGGATATAGAACGAACAAACATCCCACTAACGAATACTCAAACACGTGTTTCGCTTATGCGAAACCTCGTACAGAGCTTAACAGGTGGTTCGGGAATCAGGCGGACGTGGCCCACGTGACGGCGTGTATAGATCCAACCAAAAAGATACGAAACGGGTGTGTATAAATATTAACTATTTCCATATCACTAAAAAAATATACATATACTATAAGAAATCATGCAAACGCGACACAAATTTCTTATATTATTTTTAATAATTTGTGTAATCCTAATCGTGATGATAATAAGGAAAGATATCAGGGTAAACCCAGATTCACCACCCCCGCCTTTGTCTGATGGAGATGGATATGGAAATGAAGACGACGATATACCCGATTACGAAGATAGTGATGACCAGGGTGGAATGAGGGATATCGCGCATAATTGGAAATGCTATAACGATAGGTATTACGATCTTCACAAAGTTTACGACGGTGATGAAGAAAAACTAAAAAGACATTGGGAAAAGCATGGAAAAAGGGAGGGACGAACGACGAAGTGTAATGACATATCGTATGGAATAATTAACCCAAACCGCGCGATCGAACACTGGACGACCGTAAATTCATACGACGAGTGTAGACGACACGCGATTCGTAAAGGTGGGCCGGGTTTTATCGTGCAAACGAGATATCACCCAGATATTAAAGGTAAAAATAAACTCGGGTGCGGTGTGTACACGTCACTCGACCATTATAAGAAGCTCGATCATACCACTATAGATAGTGCCCATATAGTAGGATGCGCGAACCATATTGCATCTATAAAGAATAAATGCAAATTAAATATTAAAGGAGAAACCACTACAAATACAATTAATTTACGAGATCCTTGAGTTTCATACGATTTTGTATGTGTAAATCTTCGACCTCCTTCTTGTTTTGTGCCGAATAGGGAACTGCAAACGCGTTATCACATAACCATTTATTAACATTCGTCCACTGACCATCCTCTGATACCCAAACTTCTGCTAATATACGTCCAAATTTACCCCTCGAATCCTTCTCCGGACATCTGAGCTGAATCTCTATATCATCCTTCTCAGACGCCACCGCCTTGAGACACCATTCTTTCAATTTCCTTTTAGCCAATAGACCATATTTTTTCTCTTCCAAATCGCGTGTGCGAGATTCTGGTGTATCTATCCCCAAAAGGCGCACCCTCTGTCTAGTACAAACATCGAACCCTAAATCCAAAGTTACGTCTATAGTGTCTCCGTCAACGATCTTCTCTATCGACGTGACTTGGTATACGAAATTACATGGAGATTCGGAATATGTACTCATTCTTTATATTATCTACGATTTTAATTATCCAGAAACATAATATAAAGATTATACACGATATTAAACCAAGATGTCCAATAAGACTGATGTACTCATAGATACCCTTGGATGGTTTGGTTCTATTCTATTGACTCTAAATCTAATACCCCAGATATACAAAATTCACAAAACACATAAAGCCGAAGATATCAGTAGTACATTCCTCATAGTAAACACAATGGGGTTAATCATGTATTCTTTTTACGGATGGTATTATCACATTCTCCAGGTCGCCGTATCCACTAGTATCAGCGCACTTATGTGTATATACATAATGATATTAAAAATAAAATGCGATCGAAATTGTGTGTGTAAAGTTTCAGTACAACCCCCTGTATGAATATTAAACTAACCGCGTTCATGTGAATTTATAAATAGATCTTATAATTATATACCAATGTCTTTATTAATCTACAGTCCCAAATGTAGCTATAGCTTGGATGTTGTGAATTTTATCAATAAACACCCCCAATTGAAACAAATTGTTAAATTTCATAATATTAATACATACGGCATACCTCCCCAGTATAGAAATAAAATAACCCGAGTTCCTACAATGCTCACAAAAAATGGAAAAATTCTTGTGGGAAACGAAATACGTAATTGGTTAGATTCACTTTTACCAGTGCAAGAACCTGAGACGTGTGGTTTTGGCGATTGTTCGATGACCTCACTCGACAGTTCTACAAATAATATGGATGTATTCGCGTTAGACAATTATGGTCAGTCGTTACAACCCGCCATGACCAAAGACCTCGAAGATAAGATAAGTAGATCTGTCACCGACGCATACAATAACGGTATGAAGAATTAATATAAAGAATTGAGCTATTTTTAAAGGAGATATGAAGTTGGCTACCATACAAGCGTCGGCCATTAAATCGACTTTTGAGGTCTTGAAAGACATACTCAACGACGTAAATTTATATTTTAGACCCGATGGGTTATATATAGTAACGCTTGATACCGCGAGAACATCTTTGGTAGATATGTTCTTAGTAGCCGATGAATTCGACGAATATTACTGCGAACAGGAAATAGTTGCAGGTATAAATGTATCAAATACATTTAAACTACTAAAATCTATTACAAATAATGACGTTCTAGTCATGAACATAGATACTAAAGAATATATGAATCTAGAGATACACAATGAACAGAAAAAGACGTGTACTAAATTTGAACTAAAACTTCTTGATATAAATGAACATATCATAGAAGTTCCCGAGATGAATATGACGACCATAACACCAATGCCATCCGTGGATTTTCAGAGAATATGCAGAGATATGTACAATATAGGAAACGATATAAAAATCACACGTTCAGAAAATACACTTAAATTGAAATGTGTTGGTGATTTTGCAAATCAGGAAACGTGTATCGAATGTATCGAAGAAAGTCCAACTATTTCTGGAATATACTCCCTTCGTTACATGAATATTTTCACAAAGGCAACGAGTATGTGTTCAACTGTTCAAATTATGCAAGAAGAACAAAATCGGTTCTTAATTCTGAAGTATAATGTGGCTTGTTTAGGGGAACTAAAATTCTATTTAGCAACTAAGGCATCCGAAGATCAGTAATCTTAGAACCACTCGTGTTTATAACTTTATGCGTACCTATAGCCGATACAAGTTTTATCTTAGGAAACGATTCCTGTAAAGTTTCCTTATCGTAGTATAACATATCGGATACAAGTACGTCCTCGCCGTGAAAATCACCCCGTGGACCCGCGTAACGCTTTATCTTGTTTAGAATATCCTGTTGTGGTTTATCGTCCTGATCCAGTAAATGTGCACTTACTAAAGGTATACTAAATGACATTGTACATCCCGAATTGGGTGGCCATTCGTGATTCATATCGTATGTTAAAAATTTATAAATCTTATCGTTATACCAATACTTTACCCTGACGAGTGTCTTCGATATATTGTTTGGTACGGCGACATTTCTATACGCGATACCATTAAGATCCTTAAAATACATTGAGTAAGTATCATCCCAATTACCGATCTCATCTTCCCAGAAATTATCTCCTATTTCTGGAACGATAGACTTATCGACCTCGTACTCTAATAATTGGTCTGATATCCTGTAGTCTGGGATGCTTATGAAAAATTTAATAGTATCATAAACCCAAACAATAACATTAGTTAAAAGATTGAATAACATTATAATATAATATATGGAGGGGAATTTTTTATCGCGATATCACAACAAAATAGAAAAATGGAATAATTCAATAGAAAACGACCCGAAAAATAAAGATATATACGAAAGGGAGATGTCTGAATATATTATTAATTGTATGCCCTACATGAATAGATATATAGAAGACACGAATCAGGACGATGAAGACAGAGAAGTCACAACTGATAACGTATTTAACTGTAAAGAAACATCTGGATTAAAGAAAAAAGATATATTTACAGATTATCTCGTACACGTAGAAAATTTAACCATAGATCGACCGTTTGAAAGATGTAAAGAAGAATGCCCAAATTGTCCCGAAAGTAACCTTTACCATATAGCTGATATGGGTGAACTCGTATGTGAAGGATGTGGACTTGTTATAAAAACTGTTATAAGTGAAGAACTCACGTATAGAGAAGAACAGGAAACATCTGAAAAAATAGTTAATTATTCGTATAAACGTGATAATCATTTCAATGAGTGGTTATCACAATTTCAGGCACAAGAGATGACAACTATACCACCGGAGGTTATAGACCAATTGCGGGCAGAGTTAAAAAAAATAAGAATAAAAAGTGTCAATGAAATCACACACGCACGGGTCCGAAGCTTGTTGAAAAAACTAAAACTGAATAAGTACTATGAGCATGTACCCTATATAACAAATATTCTTTCGGGTATCAGACCTCCTAAAATGCCCCAGGAATTAGAAGAGCGACTTCGGATTATGTTCAAGGATATACAAAAGCCGTTTGATGACAATTGCCCCAAAGAAAGAAAGAACTTTCTTAGTTACAGTTACGTACTCTATAAATTCTGTGAATTATTGTCGGAAGATTCATATCTAAAATATTTCCCCCTCTTAAAAAGTAAGGAGAAGCTTTATCAGCAAGATGTCATTTGGAAAAAAATATGCAATGATTTGATGTGGGAATATATCCCAACAATCTAATATTTATATACATATATGAAGCTTACAAAAACATTTAGTTACGACAATGGCGTCCATTTTGCGTTACTTTCAGAATTGGCGTACAAGAAATCTGAAAAGGAATTTCGAAAAGAAATCCAGAATCGTGGATATAATTACGATGTTAAATATTTCGATATAGATGGTGCGCAATGTTATGGTTTAACAGACAGAGACTCTATAATATTTGCATTTAGAGGTACAGAACCCGATACATTTAATGATGTCCAGGCAGATTTAAAAGTATTTCCAGTTAAGGATGGACCAGAAGGTCTTAATGCAAGAATTCATCGAGGATTTAAAGATGAAGTTGATACTTTATGGAAACCCATAACTAAATGGTTAAAACAAAATGGTAAGAATAAACAAGTTTACACGTGTGGACACTCTTTGGGAGGAGCTATGAGTGGAATTTGTGCATCGCGCATAGATGGAAGTATATGTTATAATTATGGGTGTCCTCGAATTGGAACGAGTAAATGGGGTAAATTATTTAATAAAAATCATACCATGTATCGTTTCGTTAATGATAGAGATATCGTACCCAGAATCCCCCCAGCGTGGATGAGGTATAGACATGTTGGTGATTTATTCCATATAAATAAAGACGGTGATAAAATCACTAAAAACCCCGGTCCGTGGAAACAGTTTAAAACGGGATGTATGAATATGATACAAAACCCACTAAGAATAACCCAAGGTGTATCCGATCATGACATGAGCGAATATCGTAGATATATAGAAAATTGGAGTAAGGTCGTAAAGGAAGTATAAAGATATAATTCTAAAAATGTACATGGATAAATATTATCAATCTTGTCTGAATGATATAAAATTTCATACAGACAAAATTCAGGAGATTATAAAAGATGGATTATCAAATCCCGAAGAGTATTATAAACAGTCGAGAGAGCAATGGAAATTTATATATAATATGATCCCGTTTATGTATTTCGCACAATTTTGCGAATCTCAACGGGAAGGTTCGGCCACGGTGGAAAATTTACAAGATACGCCTCGTTCAAATTCATCAGGTTTAGATAATTGCGAGCCTGCAACTCCATAACATCAGTGAGTGATTTTATAGCCTTGAATTCTAAAACAATCGCCCCATCGATAATTATATCCGCTCGAACATTTCCTATTGTATGTCCTTCGAATACAATAGGAACTATTCTTTCCGTTTCGTAATTAATCCCCTTCTGTCGCAACATAACTTCCATCGCGTTATGATAGACCCGCTCACTAAACCCTGGTCCGAGAGTCTTGTAAATATGATTACATAAATCCTGG